TTTGCTGATACAATGGAAGGAATCTCAGGCGGCAATTTCCACGGTCAACCAGTTGCTTTGGCATTTGATTTTTTGGGTATAGCACTTGCCGAGCTTGCCAACATTTCAGAGCGCAGATTAGAAAGAATGGTCAACCCTGCGCTCAACGGACTGCCCGCATTTTTAGTTGCTAATGTTCCAGCATTAAGTATTTCTCCCGAGTTCAAGAAGTCTACAGCGTTTTTTATCGCTAGCGCTCCAGAATTTAATATTTCCCCAGCATTCAAAAAATTGACCGAGTTTTTCACAGCCAAACCACCAGCGTTAAGTATTTCACCAGCGTTTAAAAAGTCTACATTATTCTTAACTGCAAGCGTGCCAGCGTCCGAAAGATTAGCAATACCCGAACCGCTTGTTATAGATATAGCACCGTTAATTATTGCATTGTTCGCCGTCAAGCTATTCGCTATAACGTTTCCTAATGCATCTACTAAGAACGTACCGGAACCATTATTAATTACTGATCCTATTATCTCAGCTCCTGTTATTTTGCCGGAAACATCTACATCGCCAATGTATTTGTATTTTCCGGTTACGGGATCGAAATAAACCGCATCTGTGTACGAGCCGAAACCGTCACCGACTTTCATTGCAAATTCATCAGCATTAAAAACCGATTTTGCGAATTTATCAGTTCTTTCAGAAACCCAACCTACGGTATTGTTAATTTTAACACCATAGATTGATTCATCTTTATTAACAGAATTAACTTCAAATGCAACCATTTCATCAGTTAATAATTCGATCGAATTTGATAGTTCAACTTTTGAAACTATAGATTTAATCGGGTTCCAAGTTCTTGAAATTATTTTGTTTTGAATGTTAATATTCATTCTAGGATCTATAACTTTGATTGTATCTCCCAGCTCAACAACTTCTAGAACATCAAAGCCGTTTTCAATATAAAGATCGCTATTTTTTAATTCAATCATATCAACCGAGTAATAAGTTTTTAACTGACCCCTATTGTCTATGACTCTTTTAATGCTTCTTAGGTTTTTCCCTGTTCTTATTTCAAAACCGTTGTCAACGCCTAGCGAGTCAAGTAAATTAATAGTAAACCCTAGGTCTGTATAATCAATCTCAGCCCCTAATTTCGCAGCTAACAATTGGACAACTCTGAATTTTGTCGTTTCTTCATTGACTAAAAATATAATAGGTGTTGAGAAATCAACAGCCCCTACCGAAAAATCTGTTCCACTAAGTAAATCGGTCAATATTTCTGTTGGCGTTCCTGTAAACGCGTAAAAAGTTAGATCGTCACTAATCAATCTATAACTCACATGTTCGCATTCAGCAGATATTACGATTGAATCATCTATTTCGTGGCTATCGTCAATATATTTTATTTCAAATCTTTGACCTTCAAATTCAACCAAATTATCAGCGATTATATATTCACTTTTCAACTCTTTTTCAAAAGCTTCAAACTCAAAAGCGAAATCTGCGTTAAGCTTTCTATAAGCGGTATCCGTATCTTCAATTATGTTGTCCATAACTGCTAATAAATTACCGCTAGGGTTATAAATTTTTGGATAATTCATAAGTCACCGCCTTAAATGTAAGCACTAGCATTTTCAAAATCAACACTTAGCCCCACTAATCCTGTGCCTGTCACACTAATTGTATTTGCACCAATCGCCAAAGTTATAAATTCACTATTTGAAGATTGTATTTCGTTTACTTTTGTTGTAGTTCCTGAATAAACAAGTAAATTCTCACTATCTACGTATATTGTACCATTTAGATTGTTAAATGTGAATTCGTTGCCTAAATCATCAGTTACGCTTAGTGTTGTAGCTTGTCCTGATATAGTCATTACCGGCAAAGCTTCATAATTGCCGATATTCTCAACGTTTAATACATCACCACTTGTTATATCGCTAAATGATAAATCAAAGCCTTTCCATGGTGTAGCTGCCTGATTCCATGGTATATTAGCAGTTTCCCAAGTCAAGCCAGCTTCAAGAGCGTTTTTTCTAACAGGTTGGACCAAGAAAGATATTGTGAAATCTTCTAGAACGAAAATAGGGGCTGTATTTACTCCATTAAAAGCCTGCGCATTATACTTTATATCTTGTTCTATACCTAATATCAATTCGCCATTACCTTGTAACCATGCTGAAATTTGTCTACCAATAACACGCCTTGCGTATACATCGCCTTTTAATCTTCCTGGAATTATTATTTCATAAACACTGTGTTTATCTGAAAATATTTGAGCTCCATCTTTACCAATTACAGCGAAATTAGTATTTCTTTTAAAAGGTTTGATTGTTATATTGTCATAATTGATTAAAAGGCCGAACGTGGAGGAATCCACGCCCTTGAACTTAACATTACCTAGCACGACCATTCCCCCTTGCTCTGCTTACTTTGTCTTTTGCAATCTTTCTCGAAGTAGCATCTGCTATGTTTTTTACGTCAGTATCGTTTCTAACCTCAAAACTAGCACCGTCGAACATTCCTCCGAAATTGTTTTGAGTGGATGAACCACCAGCAGCAAAAGCCGGGTTCATACCCATTGAAACATTGCTTGAAACTTTATCTACTAAGCCGCCCATCATTCCAGTTACTTGAGAGCTAACAGCCTTAAATTTATCTTCAAAGCCAACTCCAACACCAGCAGCCATATTGTTACCAATTTCTTTTTTAAATACTACTGAAGGCGATTGTATTCCTAGTGCTTTTTTAGCGCCATCAACAATACCTTTGAAGAAGTTTTTAACTTTATCTTTTAACCACGATGCTTTATCTTGAATACCTTGCCATAAGCCTAATACAATATTTTTACCCACATCTTTCATATCATCGAAAACTTCGACAACGAAATCAAACAGCCCTTTAAACCATTCTTTAATATTCTCAATGCTTTCGCTAAATACTCGGTTGATATCTTCCCATACACTGCCTAAGAACGCTTTTATTTCATCCCAATGTTTTACTATCAAGATTGTAATTGCTATTAAAGCGGCTATTGCTAGGATCACAAGAGTTATAGGACTTGTTATGAATGCCATTACAGCACCAAAAGCGGTTGCTACTCCTGTCATAACTCCGGTTGCTATTGATAAAAATGTTATTTCTGCGGCTGCTAATTGCAAAGCTATATTATAAGCATAGAAAGCTATTGTTAATGCTGCGACACCGAGAACTAATAATTGAACCGTTGTTTCATGTTCTTTTATCCAATTAATTAATGAAACCGTTGTATCAATTACTAATTTCAAACCATCTACTAAACCAGTTAAAATTGCAATTGTTGTGTCGATAACACCATTAACCAATTCTTCGTTACCGACAAAATCAGCAAACTTATCAGCTAAAATCTCAACAGTTGGGGCTAATTGCTCACCAATTTCAAGCTTTAAAGTTGCAAAATTAGCTTTCAAGCTGTCCACTGAAGCGTTAATTCCTTGGTTCATTGTATCGTAAGCGGTATCAGTAGCACCGGCAGCGTTAGACATATCATTAAGATTTTTAGTAAATCCCTCTGTACCTTTCCCGGTTAATGCTAATGCAGCTCCGCCAGCTTCAACACTTGAAAATAAATCGTTAATACCAACGCCTAAATCAGCAGCTCCAACTTCCATGATTTGAAGTGCATCTTGAACATTTCCACCCTCTGCAACGAATTGTTTGAAAGTTTTACCAGATAATTCTTCAAATTTCTTAGACGTTTTGCCGCCGGCTTTTGATAATTCAACTAATAAAGACCTTAATTGTGTAGTTGCTACTGAAGTTGGCGTTCCTTGCGCTGTCATACTTGCTAATGCAGCTGTTACATTTCCAAATTCTACGCCCAAAGCCGAAGCTGTAGGTATAACCTGGAACAAAGAAGCCGACATTTGTTCGAAACTCGTTTTACCATTCTTTACAGCTGTAAACATTAAATCACTTGCTTCAGTTGCACTCAATACATCTGATCCGTAAGAATTTACAACGGATGATATACCGTCAACAGCGGTTTCTAAATCTGTTACACCACCAGCAGCAGCTTTTTGCGCTACCTCTAAGAAAGTAAATACATTTTCCTTAGGAACACCAGCTGAAATAGCTTGGTATAATGCTGGAACTACATCTTCGGGTAATACTTTCATATCTTTAGAGAATTTTTTAACATCATCAGACATACTGTCCATTGCATCTTCAGTTAGATCCGGAAGAAGCGTGAAAACTTCATTCATTCCAGATTGGAAACTTGCAAAGTCTTTTGTTGCTGATACCGCTAATCCTGTTATTGCTGCAGCTGCAACCGTTGTTCCAACAAGTGCAATTTTACCAAGATTTTTAAAAGCCGTTGTCATGCCTTTCTTTAAACTGGATAAATCTCTATCAAGTCTATCCGTGTCTATACTGGTATCAATAGTAATGCTACCATCTACAGCCATTTCTTCACCTCGCTAACTTTTGGCCCAAGCAAACAAGCTGTTAATTGTATTTTCTGCAATCTGTTCATCTTGCTTATCTTTGCCAGGTAATTTGTAAGCTTCTTTTAATCTGTTCATTTGTGCGCGTTGCTTTGAATCTTTAGGCAATTCTTGCCCTCTAATCTGAATAATATCTGATAGTTTTGTATTGCTTGGCAATCCTTCGACTAAAGTTTTGAATTTCCACCAGTGCATTTTAGTATCAATTAGATCTATACCGTAATTCTGAAGAAAAGCTGCATAAATGTAATTAGAATCAAATAGCATATCGAAAATTCTTTCTTCTTCAGGGCTTGCTTCTGTTTCTTTAGGTTCTTCGGGTTCAGATTTGTTAGATACAAACTCTAAAAAAGCTAAAATTGCAGTTTCAACATCATCAGGCATATTGTTTCCATAGAATAACCTTAAAGCTGTTTTTCCAGCTCTATCTTTATCTTCAGTTTCTTCTAAAATGTTGAGAATCTTTAATATTACTTTAAAATCTGTGCTAATCTTGAAAGAATGCCCTGAAATCTCAACAATTCCAGGGCATTCATTAATAATAATATTGAACATTTTATTGTCCCGCTTGTGAATTTATTTCATCTACCATGAAGGTGCAAAGACTTGTCATGTAATTGATGTTTTTGTTGCATTCGTCAGAATTGAAAACTCTTTCAAATTCACCATCACCGAGCATGGTATCCATTAAAAGTTTCAATGCCGAAACTAATAAATCAACTTTGTTTTTAGTCCAACCTTCACCTTTTACACCTTCGAGAGCTTCAATAACTTCGTCATGTTTTCCAAATACTTTAGATAACCAATCAACGTTACCAGTATCAAATGTATACTCTTTACCACAAATTTCAACAGGTTCAACTTTGCTTTTAAATTCAAATTTCTTCATATACTACACCTCATTTAATAGATTTATACTGCTATGTCTCCAGACTGTAGCTCGTACTTAGTAACTTCAACAACTCTATTCCATTCGTCAACTTCTACAGCAAGGAACCAATCGCCAGCTGTAACACCAGCAATATCAGCAGCGCTTGTATAAGCGGTTCCGACAAATTCAGTGTTTAAATTAGGTAAAACAGGTTCAGCAACACCATAGTTAGTATATTCAAGCGTATTCGTTCCAGCCGGTGTAGCTGTGAACTTAGTAGTTCCAGAAGCAGAACCAGCAGCAAATACAGCTTCTAAGTCAGCAGCAGCAACAACAGCCGTGTAAGATGGTTTACCATTGAAATGTAATTCAAATCCAATGTCACCTTTAGCAGCAGCAGCACCCGAACCACCCGTAATGTTAGCAATTGTTATATCACCGGAAACTTTTGATCCATCAGGCTTGATAAATTGAGCTTCAGTTTCACGATTACATCCGATTTCTAACTGAAGATTAAATATATAATTCTGTGCATCGTCTTCATAAGCTCTATGTCCTGTCATCGGAATTATAAATTGACCGCCAATTACAGTAGTATCTTTATAGCCTCCGCCATCCATGTAAGCTGTTTGATCTAATTCATCATTGCTATTAGGGTCTAAATTATTAATGCCTTTAGCGATCCTTTTCCAGGTAGAAGTAACAGCGTTCGGTGCAATATCTATCAATATCAAATGCCCGGCGTTAAGTAAGAAATCATTACAAGTATGAGCTTGTAAATCAAATTCAAGTTTTTTCATTTTCTACGTCCTTTCTATCGTGTATTCAAGTTTGAAAGTATTTGAATAAGTTGTTGTTGAATCTTCATTTTCGCCTACAAATCGAATATCACTGTTAGGTTCAACTTTTATCGAACATTGATCTGTAAGCTGTAAATTACCAGGTATATCAAGAATACTTTCATATACTTCTAGTTGTTCTATTGCTTTTTCCTGACTAGCGCTATTTGCAAACATAGCAAAATCAAATTGACCAACTCTAGTTCCATCCATATAACGAGTAACATTATTATCAGAACCAAGTTGACGAATAGCGATTGATTCACCTTCTTCTAAAACATCAACAAATATAGTGCTGTATGAGGTTGTTTTAGAATTTATATAAGCAAGTACGTCTTTAACTATCAATCTTCAAAACCCCCTATTCTATTTGCTAAATCAACCCAATTTCTTTTCTTGTTAGACTTAGCAACTTCAAACCACAATCTAGTTGCGTTAGGGTTGTTATCTTTTGACTTAACATTATCTTCATAGTATTGTCGCCTAGCATAAACAATATCCCAAGTTACTTTCCCTGATCCTAAACGTGTACCGCGTATTCCTGAATCTATCAGTCCGCCTATATCCATCGGGGCATAAAAGTTTGAATCCTTGAGTATCTGATTATCTAATTGAGGTTGTACCACTCTTTTAATGCGGCTTTTTATCCTAGAGCTAACCGTTAATACACTGAAGTCAACTCTCACATTAGTAGCCATTAGAAACACTCGATTTCATAATGATGCGGTGTTGTTCCATCAAGTGCGTAATATGTTATCACTTCATTGACTATCAAGCTTTTATTATTGAATGTGAATTTATCTCCCTTATTAAAAACAGTATTTTTAGGTCTGCTATTAGTAAGATCATAGAAAACTTTATCTGTGCTTACGTCAACGTATTGACCAGAACTCGACAGCTTTCTACTTTTAGCAGGTTCTACACGAACAAAAGTTAGATTTTGATCAACTCCAAAGGTTTCTTTCCTAAATTCATCCTTGCCGGTTAATGCATTTAATATAGCCGAATGAATTAGTAATTTCCTCGAAATGGGTTTAATTAACAATTTGCAACACCACCATAAGTTAGGCCAGTTTTAGAAAGATAAGTATAAACCATAGGTGCTATTGAATCACTCATTGGATTGCTTTTTCTAGACATATCTTTCGAATAACTAAGCGATCCAATCTTAGCAGTTTTCACTTCACCCGAATCATTGTAACCTTCGCCATTCAAAACAAGAAACTCAGTTTGTGCAGCTGTAGCTTTTTGAATAAGCTCCTGGATTAAAGGGTTAAGATTATCAAAATCAACAATTCTATGGCGTGTAATGTCATCGATAATATCAATAGAACGATCAATAAGCTTCTGAAGCAATATATCATCGTCAGGATCAGCGCCCATATAAGTATTTTTATAATAATCTAAATCAATGTAAGCCATAAAATCACCTATTCCTTAACTTTTTTCTTCTTCTTGTTACCTTCGCTTGGTTTGGCAACAGGTTCAACAGCTTTAGCGAAAACTGGTTGACTCGCGAGAGTAAAACCCTCGCGAACCAACTTATCAGCTCCATGTTTACTGTTTACTTCTTTTATTACATTGTATCTTTTAAGTCTGTACATTATGAAGAAATATCTCCAGATGCAAGAACTTGAGTCTTAAACTTTTGAACTTGACCAAGCGTGTTAAGTTCATACATGTTCAAGTATTGTCCGGCTGTAGCAGCAATGTCGGCTCCTGAAGTGTAAGGATCTACTATTGAAGCAATGCCAGCGCTATCAGCGTTGTAGTTAGCTGTTTCAGCCGCAACAGTCAACGTGTAAGCAAGCGTATTCGTTCCATCAGGTGTAGCAGTAAACTTTGTATTACCTGTTCCTGTACCAGCCGCAACAGTTGCAATTAATGCCGGTGCATCGATACCTTCATACGATACAAATAAAGTGTCAAGTTTGTTCTCAAGCACCCATAGGTCGTAGAAGTTACGGAACATTATTGACCAACCTGAAGCTGTTTGGTTAACTTCCGGAGAAATGATCTTTAATTCATCAATCTTAGAAACTCCAATAGGTGCTTCCATAGCTGAAATTATCCAGTTAATATTAGCGGCTAATGTAGCTGGAACAAATCCGCCAGCTTCTTGTCCACCAGTTACGCCATCGTAGAATTGGTACTCTGTTTTCATTCTAGAAGTAGGAACTCTTTTGATCGGTATTTCGTTAATCATTTTTACCTTAGTGTTAATCACACCCTGAGTAAATTCACCAACATCTAAACGCTTTTCAATCTTATCAGCATTTTCAAGGATATTTGCAACAGGGATTCTCATAGTAACAACTAATTGAACTTCTTCACCAACAATATCTTGAACAGTTGCAATATCAGTTGTTAATTGTTCGTAAATAGTTGTTGCAATAGCTGTGTAATCAGCTACACGCGAAACGCTACCATTAGCATAATCGAATATCTTCGAATATCTGTAAGCATCAATCTCAGGAATCTGCTTAGTTTTAGCGAATGTACCGATTACATTGCCAGCAGCAACACCAAAATTAGTTTCGTCAACATCACGCTTATCAAGATTGAATTTTCGATCCCTATCCTGAAGCATTGTGAACGTTTGGAATTTGTACGTAACGTCACCATCAACATAAGCGCCGTTTCTAGTATGATCTCCGAGACCGTCGAGAGTAATGATCGGAACTTTTACTTCGCTACCTCCGGTATACTTAATTTGTCCAGCGTTTGCATCCATCCACCCTGAAGTTGCGTTTGCTAAAAGCAAATCGTCCAACATTTCATTAAAAATTACTACGTATTCAAGTACATTTGTAGAAGTATGAGCCTGTAAATCGAAGATTAATAGTTTTTTCAATGTAAGTCTCCTTTCGTTTTTTAATTTAGGCAACAGAAAAGACACCTGTCACCATATCAGTTGAGTTTTATCCCCTTGAATATAGGCCAAGTGCCTTCCCCTCGTTTGCGTTACGAGTAACGTTTGTTGTGTCTATTGCAACAGTTAGGGCTCGAACCTAATTTGTTAAGCACCGCTCCATTTAGGCGCCTGTTGCAATCGACTTGTAACTTATATTTTAATATTTATGTAGCGAAATGTCAAATTACTTTAAACCAGCAGCTTTTCGCACCGCAGCTCTTTTTTCATCAACAGCTCCACCTTTACCTTTGCCACTGCTGTCGGTACCGAATTGACCAGGTTTTTCTTCACCTTTAAACATTGGATATTCTAAAAGTAAAGCGTCCATAGCTTTTCCCATATCTTCCTCCTCTGATACAGAAGCAAGTTTTACAAGTTTAGCCTGATTCTTAGGATCAAGAACACCTTTTTCAAAAGCTATATCTCTAGCTTTGTATCCAGCAAGTAATTTGTTATTTTCAGTAGAAGAAGTTGTTAATGCTTCATAATCATCAATTAGTTTTTGATTATCTGTTTTATTAGCATCTTGAATTTTTTTATACTCAGCCATTGCAGATTTTGCATCTTTAACATCTTCAACACCCAAATCTTTTAAAACCTTTTCAATTGCTTGTTTAGAAGCTTTTGAAATCATGTTGTTAACATCATCTTGAGAACCTTTAAAGGCTTTAGGTTTATCATCGCCGCCCTTATCATCTTGACCGCCTTTATCACCTTCGCCAGCTCCGCTATTAGTATCACCTTCTCCGCCGGCACCTCCGCCAGCTCCACCTTCGGTATGCGATTGTAAACCGCCAACTAATACAAACAGTTCCTCAAAATTAAACTTCTTCATTTTTGACACTCTCCTCATAGATTATAGATATATATTCTTCGTGCATGTTTCTAATAACTATTATTCCTAATTCTATTGTTGCTAATATTGCATTTGCTCTTTCTTGTTCAGCTTTAGAGGTATCTATTGAAACTGTAACTCCAAACCTTCCAGAATCCATATGGTATTCATCGTATTTCGATAAATTAATTATACCTTGTATAGCTGTCTGAATCAATGCTGATATAGAAGCGCATACAATATCTTGACCATGTGGTGCGTAATTTGCGTGTCCTTCGCTCCGGATACCTTTATAATCGAAACCATCTTTAACAATAGTTACTGTAATCATGCTACCTCCCTATACTGCATAAATCAACTCCCTGTTACTTCTCCGAGTCCTACCGGTATCATCCAAGAACGTTTTCAATCTTTCAGTTCTAGCTTTCGCAAGATCATTAGCTTTTTTAGTTGCAACTTCATCACCATTAGCTTTGTAAACAGCTTTTTCACGTTTTGCTTTACGAATATTGTTCTCTAACCGTCTTTGTTCTTGGCTTTCTTCGTAAATCTTATCATTTTCTTTAGTGTTAGGCCTTGTAAAAGTTGTTGTTGATACACCTTCAAAGAATGGATATATTTGATGCCGGCAATTATTTCCCAATAACCCACTAGGTTCACCAAATGTTGTATCTGAAAACGGTGGAAAATCATGATGATTCCTGGATCTACTATATATATTACCTTGCCACGGTTCGCAACCCGGTCTAGCTCCTGTATGGCTAGATACCTCGATTAAATCTGTTCCATACTGATCCATTCTTTTAAACTGAATATCAGTAGTTACATTTCTTATTGTGCTTCTAAGAACATTGTTATAGTAACTTTCAGCTGCCCACTGTCTACCAGCGCTATCAACTAGTACAGGAATGCCAGTTTTAGACCACTCTCGAATAGTTTGTCTTAGAGCAACCTGTGGCGTTGATATGCCTAAGTTAACTTGCTGGACTGTTTTATTAATCGAATTGACGTATACATTTATTGAATTAGTATTAGCACTATCGATGATTAGCTTTGTGTTAGTCTGTCCAACGTCAACGAATGATTGTACTATAGCTCTAAGAGTTGGATCTTCTCTATAAGGCAATACAGGATTTAAAGCAACACCAGCAGCTTTAGCTTTTAGGAAATCGCCTTCAATAGCTTCGATAGCATTAAAACCAGCTTCAGTAATATCATCATCAACAGCATTAAGAGTTTTAACAGCTAATTTATTAATAACTTTTAAGTTTTCTTCTCTTAATTTACTTATCTCAGCTAACTTTTGTTGCTGCCATTCAGTTGTATAGTTGGGCAATTCAGTATCGCCCAACATTTCAAGTCTTTTAGAGATATTCGTCATTAATTCAGTTTCTATTTGGAACATTAGGTCAGAAGATTTAGCCAATTAACTCACCCCATACTCGTTATGAATACGAAAACATTCTTCAAAGATAGCCTTGGTAGACCCGGTTTCTATTTCTTTATCAGGCGTTAGTTCGTACTTATCGCAATAGTTGCTGTATATCAATAGACATTCAGGTTTATGATAAGTGAAATCGCCTACTGTATAACTTGTTAAGTTTGTTCCGTCTTTTATTTTATTCATTACTACACCCCTTATTTTTTATTCTAACCCAGGATCTTCAACAAATACACTCTGTTCAGTCTTTATATCCTTAGCAATAACAATAGCTTCAGCCTCACTAACACCCTGTACTTCCATAATAGCTTTCACTTGAGTAGTAAGTCCGTTAGTCTTTAGCATAATCTGATAAGTAGCTTTAGAATTACGATCCTCAATAACTGAATCATCCCATGATATTTCAACACCCGAAACGTCAATGCCAAGTTTGTAAATATCAGATATAGCACCAACTATCTCAATTGAATCTCTAATTAAAGAGTCAATTTGATTTTCAGCAGCTTGCTTAGTCTTGAAAGTCTTCGAATTATCACTAATAACTTCTGTAGCTGTTTTAAATCCGTTCTTTATATCAAAACTAAATGAACCAGGCGAAAAGCTTGTCTGAAACTCAATCATTCTTAAATGTCCGTCAATAGCCGCTAATAATTGTTCTACTCTAAGCTCAACAGAATTATCAGTAATCTTGTAACTGTCATTTTCTTCGAAGTGCATAGCCTGATAAACTCTATCGTTAGTATCAAAGTACATATCAAATCTTCCAGCAGTTTCATCGAATATAGCTTTCATTGCAGCAGCCGGAACTATAATCCTTTTTCTACCCAATACAAGTTCGTCATTCAGAAGATCATAAGCAGTATCAAGAGCTTCTAAAGAATAAATTGAATTAGCAAACATTGAAATACCTAGCGGCGACTCCATATCTAAATTGTTGGCCACTGGATATTTAATATAAGAGAATAGTTTCTTATCAGTTACAATATCAGCTTCAGGAAGTAATTCCGCTAAATACGGTATAGTTCCAAGTGCTACTTTCTTATTCTCAAAGAATAATTCATTAGTTATTGTGTACCCTGTATCTTTCTTTACATAAGTTTCTACCCTTACATATTTCTTACCTTTGTAGGTCCTGTAATCAAGGAACTGACCATCTGTTACATTGTTAGTATCGTAAGATAACGGAACAAATCTATCGGCAGTTACATAGTCTAACTTTACATCTTTGCCATCATAATACCCTTTAACAGCCATGCCACCCAATGCAGCGAAATATTCAATTCTTTTTTGCATTTCTTCATAGAAATTATTATTTTCAAGAACTTCTTTAAGGCTATCGCTAACTTGAATCTGTGGTTGTTCACTCCAAATTAAAGAAGCTAATTCAGCGCAAATAGTCTTAGGTGCTGCAGTTAATTTCCTGTTAACTGTTTTTAGTCCACCTACACCATTCGTTTGATAAGTCGCCCATTCTGGCAAATTACCGTAAATTCTTTTCCAATTCTCAATTAGCGTATAAGCTGCGCTAACATTCACATCGTCTTCGTTAGCTCTTCCGAAGCTCTTGAGCCATGCCCAAGCGTTAGCAATTATACTACTCATATAATCCCCCCCTTATTTTGTAAAAGTATGGTCTATTACTGTCAATATATCTTTCATTTGCTTCTCTGTACTATACTCTTGTGAATCCAGCGTATCAATATTGCTTGAGCCGTCGTCAAGGCGTTCATCTTCTTGCTTGTTATTCTCCGCCCATAAAGCATTTTCAAAAGCTTCTATAGTGCTTGTGCATCTTCTAAGTATTTGATATACCTTCAAAGAAAAAAGTTTGTTATAGAAGCGTATTCTATTATTAATTATACCCTTTCTAGCATTACCAATTGGAATATTGATCTTAGCCTTTATCAATCCGCTTCTAAAAGATCTTATCAGTACTTGTTCAGCACTGTCAGCATAAATCTCACGTATAATAAATCTTTTGTACTCAGCCTTAACTTTAGTGATCCACTTAATAAATTCTCTTGTTAGTTCTTCAGAATCCATATCTTCGTTATTCCAGTAATCAGATACAGTAATTAGTTTCCTATGAGAATTACTAATTAAAGTAGCGTTGAAAGCATGACCTGATTTATTACCACCATAATCGACACCGACGGTTATGAAACCTGAGCCGAAATCTTTAGGAACTTCATCAATGATATAAGCATCTTGATTATTAACAAACTTAGGATAAATCAAACCTTGAGCAACCAGCCTTTGACCTAGTATATCACGCTTAAACCATAAACTTAAGCGGTCGTAAGTGTTAATTATTGTTTTTAACATTTCGGCGCTTACAGATAGATTGTCGGCGATTGTAAAATGACCGTAATTGAAACCATACTTAGGGTCTTTAGATTGTTTGTTCTTATGAAATTCTTCAACATCTGTATAATACTTGTGCTTGGGTGGTTTCGGGTTCAAGTCATGAAACACCCTTCTTTTACTAGAAGTCATAGTTCTGTCAAACACTTCACTAACAAAACTAGGATGGCACTCGTTAGCCTCTGTAATTATAGCCATTCCATAAGTATTACCTTTTATTAATTTGTAATCGTTAGCTTTTCCTCCTCCTGATATAAGAAGAACCTTTTCACCTGTCTTGGTTTGAACATACAAGCAATCTCTGTTGTTATACACTCCAAATCTGCAACGACCTTCAAAATAATTCTCTATACCAAGGCCATCACAATCAATAATATTAAGCTTTGCGGTGGCAATAGACACACCAGCGACTAAATGTATCTTGTCGGGATGATCCTCTAATTGAGAGCAAAACGATTGATCTGCAAGTATGTTTTTACCAGCTCTCTTGCCACCTTCAGACATATTAAACCACGAATCTAATGATCTTAAAAACCAATCTACTTGATTTTGAGTGAACGGACATAGTTTATTCATCTGGATCACTCGGTTCATCTTCTATGGTTCGGTTTGGTTGTGGATTAGACATATAATGACCTAGAGTTTCTAAAGCTACTAAAGCTTCTGAAATACCTTTGTTGTCACCGCCTGTTTTCAACTTCTTTTCGAGTTCAAAGCGTTCCCTATCAAGTGTAAGCTTCAACCTAGCAATTTCATCCCTATCATGGTTATCTTTCCACTTTTCCTTTTCAAGGTTCTTTAAGGCGAACGCAATAGCTCCTGTATCGGGTGCAATATGTTTAGTAACTGTTGAGGTGGTTGTTTCAGTTCCTATAACACCCTCTTTAATCGACACTTTAGTTTCAACATAATCATAACCTTTAGCTTTTTTATACAAAAACCCTTCAAGCTCTTCAACTAGTTCGGCCTTTCCGTTTTTTAAAGCTTCCCTTAATTCCTCAAAATCTGTTTTATATCTTTCGAACGTACTTATACCAACCCCTAATTTACGAGCAACTTGTTCCTCTAGCATACCTTGCCTTCGCCAAGCTGGTATGCGTTTTAAATAAGGCTTAACATGTGATTCATATTTACTTTTCCTACCCCTCTTAGCCATGCAACACCAACTCTCATAATAAGATTATATACATTATTATACTATATATGATCTTATTAATAAAATGCGCTACTTATTATTAGAAAACACATCCAATCCCTTAACAATCAACCTAACCTTCATAATCTCACTATCAAGACTATTATAAACATGACACCTTTTATTATTGTTCAGTATATTCAAATCGTGTTCTAAAGTTTTCAAGTCTGCTCTAAATTTACATCTTAGTTGTTGGCACGCTTCAACTTTTACTTTCTTTCCAGCTTTGATTCCTATCACGAATGTAGTAATTGACGTTGCTATAATTATTACGAAGTGTACTGCTATATCCATGCTATTCATCAAATTACCTCCCCGTTATACTCTTAAATAAGTTGTAGCATTATTGAATATTTCAGACTTCACCTAGATCACCTCCACAAAATCCACCAACTCACCATTAGGGTCATTGGCAATCAAAATCTTCAAACCACACAAAGTAAAAGTTGCTTCAGGTGGCATTCCTGAAATCTTTATATAATCGTGTTTCATTAGTTTGTGTACATCTTCAGATATAATTACTTTTGTTGCTTCAGTTCCTTCGATATATTTAAAGTGAATTCCTTCAGATACGTTTTGTAGTACGATGTTTACTTTAGTCGATTCGGTTTTTCCGGCTCTCTTTCCAACTCTGAAATAATTTTCAACTTTTCCAATTTCCTTAACTTCATCAACAGACTTGAATTCAAATTCTGTTATCTTGACAGGTGACAAACAGGGCTCAAAATGTTTCTTTTGATAATAACAACCATCAATAAATATTTGGCCACATTTATCAAGTTTAGTCATTTTATATATTACACCGCGCTCTAGTTTAAATGTATCATCGTCAATGCATTTAAAATATTCATCAAGCTTTATGTTATCCATAGTTACTAGTTCTAGATATTTAAAATTACAAGTTAATTTATCAAATTCTACGCCTTTATTGTTTTTTAAAGTAGTTACCTTATTATCAACATTTAAAACTTCAAAGAAAAACTTTTCATCACACGATTTATTAAGTTCGCTTCTCCAAATCTGTCCAACCTCAACACCTACAGAACCGCTATCAGAAGGAATGAACTTTTCCCTCAACTTCTTTTCCTCAATTTCTTCTTTTTCGACCAAATAATCAGCAATATTTAAAACTAAAACTGTTGTATCGTAAATACTCAAATTATCAAAATCAGTTTTTCCTATTTTGTTTCTTAATTCTTTAATCTTATTCATATTCATTACCTCCACCCATTTTAAATGTGTTTCCAAACTCTTCTTTTCAGAATACTATCAATATATTTATGAGTTGTACCAAATATTTTAGCTACTTCTTTTTTATTTATACAAATGCTATGTCCGTCCTCAATCAATTGTTTGTTTTCAAACATTTCTCTTATTAGCAATATTTCGTTTTCTGAAAACTTAGCCATTCCATTTATCAACCCAAGTGTAGGTTTTCTTAAGCCAAGTCTAAACGCGTGACTGGAATTTTCAGAAGCTGTTACCCATTCTAGATTTTTAATATCGTTATTGATTTTATTACCATCTTTATGATTAACATACTTTTTATTAAATTTATTTTCTAAAAACTCACAAACAACTAATCTATGAACGAGCATGTGTTTTCTATTCTTTTTATAATTCAACACAATATAACTATATCCACCTTTATTTATTAATCTTTTTAATATTTTTTCTTTTGTCATATGCTTTCCGTGTATACCGTTCTTGTACCTCGACAAACTTTTAACTCTTCCCAAATTGCTAATTTGATAAACACCTTCATATTCAGTTATATCTTTCCAAGTTTCAGACACAAAAATACCCCCTATTATTAAGTAGGAGGACAGAGGCCGTCGCTTCACAGCGGTAACTTAACCTCATTTATATTGTATCATATCACTTAAATTTAATCCATTTGTTAATCTGTTTTCCTATAAATCTATTCTTCACGCGCCTGCCAACCTTACCATTCTTAGCTGCAGAAATATCACCAAGTACCTTTGCAGATCCGTAGAGCAAACTTCTAATCTTCGATATTTTCATTATTTAATTTCCTTTCGTATAAACTGCAATAAACATCTTTTTCAGAATACTCTTTCCATTGGATATGCTGTGCTTTTCCTAATATTCTTTTAAATATTCCACATACAAAAACTTCTCTTTCAAAATTAACTATTTTAAAAGAGCCGCAATTCTCGCAATTCTTAATCCCTTCTATTAATTCTTTACTATCCTGTATTAGTTGCTCTTGTTCCTCTAATTGTTTTAGTTTGTTCATTTACTATTCGCCTCCCTAAATCCATACCGTTTAGCAATCTTTCTAGTATCACCAGTAAGTTTAGCAAGTCTTTTTTCTTCTTCTTCAGTCGTTTTGTGAGTTTCAACTTGTTCAGCGCATCTATTTTTAACAGGTTTAAGCATTCCTACACCTCACATTTATAAAGACTACCAGCTTCAATCTGCCCTATATGCATTATTTCAGTATAGCAAGTTTGATTAACATATATCATTTCATCAACTATCTCAGTGAGTTTCCCTCTGATCGGTCTACCATCTTTATGAAACATTTTTACATTATCATTCACTCTGATAATCTCGTGTTCGGTTTTTAATACTAACTCGTTTGCTATTTTTATTTGCATTTTACTTTTCCTCCTCAACTTTTTTAACTTCCAACAAAGTACCATCTTTCAACTTAACATACAACTTCTTGTGAGTTTTAAACAACTCCATTGTTTTCGTGCTGTTTCTTGCGAAATCTGTCATTGATATAAGCTTTATAGCCATTTGCAACACCTCTCTTTTCTTTGATTAACTTCATTATATCACAAACAAATCACATTGCAAGTGTTTTTTAACATAGAAAAACCCAAGCGTTAACTTGGGCATTCTAGCAACGAGGACTCTCACATCTCGCTGCGTGTAATGAAAATAGAGTTTATTTCGATAACAGAATAAGCGCGGTCGCGTTTATTATCAACCGTCTTACTAAGTAATCAAATTTTATTTATTAAGCCTTTCGGCGTTAATATTAATCGTTTGTTAGTACTGTGCCAATAAATTCCCAACTAACACCAGTATCAAAATTGCTCATATACGCATCATAATAATCAGCTGCTATCTTATTTATTTCTTTTTTAGTTGCATTATCTTTAACTTCAACTTCTGATTCTTCAAAATCATAAGAACCTACAGTATTTGTTGAATTGCAACAATGAATCTTAATTTTCTTCATCAACTACACTCCTTCAAAATAACAGCATTCTGCAGCTTCAACAACTGCCTATGCATAGTTTCTTCAACATGAATCTTATTAAGCAACTTATTAACATATTTTAAAGTAATCTTAACATCACAATATTCCTCAGTAATCTTATTTAACAATTCGTCCTGATCCACATCTTCCCTATCAATTTTACAGAGATTTTGAGTTAATTCAGCCATTTCTTCCATTGTTCTTTTTAGGCAGTTTTCAAGATGAAAGGCTTTTACTGATCTGTCGGTTAGTGCTTCTATTTGCTTTTCTAAGCTCATTTTTACACCCCTTTTGTCATAATATATATTATGTACAATATTTATTTTATTAACTTTAATAATTTTTTTCTTTCTTTTTCTGTAATAAAATAATCATTTTTTATATTGTTTTTTATAAAATTTTTATCTTCTTCACATTCCTTTATTAGTTCTTTAGCTTTTTCTATCTGATTATAATTATACTCAATTTGCGATTTAAACATTTTGTAACTACTCATAAATTCCACCTAACCCTTTATATAGGTATTTCAATACAAATTTAAATCCATAACCATCTTTACTAGGTACAAAATATAAATTACTCCATATTGGCATCGAATCAACTCTAAACTTCACCCATCTAAATCTTTCTTTTCTGATCCATTTACCACCACTCATCAAGTGATTGTGTGTATTAGGCTTAGCTCTCTTTATCCTGTCAAATCTGTTAGGATCTTTTAATATTCCAAACATGCATTCAACACAACCAGTTCTAGTGCAATTTTCATCTTCATAAAGTTCGGATATTTTAACGTCATATGCTTTTATGTATTCTTTCAGCTTTTCATCTGTCCAAAATCCCATCGGTGTACATTTTTTGCC